ACCCGCCGCAATTATGCCGATATCCAGACCAAGGCGCAGGTGCTTACCACCATGCTGGGCAACGATAAGATTCACCCGGAACTGGCGTTTACCTACTGCGGCATGTTCCCGGATCCCAGCGAAGCCTACCTGAAAAGCGAGCAGTACGCCAAGGATCAGCAGGAAAAGATGCTGGACGAAATGGACAGGCTGCAAACCCAGCAGCCGCAGGATGCGCGCGTAGAAGCCGACGCGGCGCAGGAGGTAACGGATGTATGAGTACGCTGACAGGGTACTTCGGCAGGCCAACCGCCTGATTCGGGCAGCCTTTGCCAAGCGGCGCGCAGCCAACTTTGACCGGCTGAACGTGATGGCCGAAACCGCCGCCCTGTATGACGAGCTTGCGCAGATAAACTTGCAGCAGCTACGCAAAATCGCCATGTATTATGCCTCCGACGAGTCCGAAAAGGAGCTAATGGAGGTCGATGCGCGCGGAACGCCGTCGAAAAAGCCAGGCTTTGCGCGATTGAGCGCGAAACGGCGCGAACCGGATATCTCCTGGCTGCTCTGGTTTTTGGAAGAGGTTTACGACGTTACGGCCTACTCCTACAATGCCGAGATTGCCCGCAAGCGTGACCGGCTGGCGGAAGCGCTGATTGGCACCAACGGCGCAAAGCACGAGTATGATAAGGCGCTGCTGTATTGGGCGCAAATGCTCGGCTGGTTTGCAATTGGCGTTGCGGATGAGGCCATTGTGCGCAGGTACGCCGAAAACGGCGTGCATCACGTCCGATGGAACACCATCCACGACGAGCGCCGGTGCAGCAAGTGCAAGGCGCTGTCCGGCAAGGTGTTTGCCATCGACAAGATTCCGAAAAAGCCCCATCCTGGTTGCCGGTGCTATCTTACCCCCGTAAATTAACAGGGCAAAAGCCCATTATGAGCGCAGTATTGCGATTTGGAGAAAGATGTTTTTCCATTTTGCGATGCTGCGCCTTTTTGTATTTCCCCGCCTTGTGCGGTTGAAATAAAACGTGAGTGAACACGTAAAAACGCGACCGGGGAGAAAACCCCTTAAACAGCTTACAGCGGAGTGAACCGCTTACCAAACGCAGGAGGAAACCATGCTGAAAGAAATGCTTGGGGATGCATACCGCCCCGAAATGACCCATGAGGAACTGGATGCGGCGCTGTCTGCCGCCGGTATCACGTTTGATGGAAACGAGCTTGAACGGCTCAAAAAGGCGCTCAGCAAGAGCAACTCTGAGGCCGCCGAGTACAAGCGCCAGCTACGCGCCAAGCTGTCCGATGACGAAGCCAAGGCCCAGCAGGAGGCCGAGGAACGCAAGAAGATGCATGACGACTACGAAGCGCTCAAGCGCGAAAACACCATCTTTAAAAATCGTGCAAGCCTGCTTGAACTGGGTTACGACGCAGCCCTTGCCCAGGACACCGCCGCCGCCATGTACGAGGGCGATACCGCCAAGGTGTTTGCATGCCAGAAAGCATTTTTGGAAGCGCAGGAAAAGCGGATTCGCGCCGATGTGCTCAAGGCCACCCCGGCACCTGCTGGCAGCGTGACCGAACCGCGAATCGATTATCAGGCGAAAATCAACGAGGCAATGGCCAGAAACGATATGGCCACCGCTGCGGCGCTGATGCGTGAGCAGCAGGAAAAGCGTTAATCAAAGGAGTGATTTTTAATGGCTACGAACGAAACTGCCGTAATGACTTCCCACAACCTACTCAACTACTCTGGCCTGCTCTTTAACAAGGGCAATACCCGCACCCCCTTCTCCACCCTGATTGGCGGCAAGAGCCGTACCGTTCAGGCGTGGAAATTCCCCACCTCTCTTTCCTACACCACCGGCGGCGGCACCTCGCAGCCCGCGATTACCGAAACCGCGTCCCTGACCGCGCCCGACCCCCGCTTTGTCACCCGAACGCAGGATGTGAACGTCTGCCAGATCTTCCAGCGTGCCGTCTCCATCTCCTACGGCAAGATGTCCAGCATGGATCAGCTTTCCGGCCTGAATATCGCCGGTCAGCAGGCCAACCCCGCGAACGAGCTGGATTTCCAGGTTGCCAACCAGATGCAGGAGATGGCCAACGACGTTGAATACACCTTCCTGAACGGCGCGTATCAGGATGGCACCTACGACGATACCGCCTACAAGACCAAGGGCATCACCGCCGCGATCACCACCAACGCCAAGGCGCTGACCGGCACTCCCGGCCTGAGCTTCTGGGCTGTGGCTGAACTGATCCAGATGATTGGCGATGCGCACGCTCCTACTGACGGCCTGGTGCTGATGGCTCGTCCCGTCAATATTATGCAGCTCAATGCTGACGCTTCCTCCAACGGCCTGACCGTCGTCCCCGCTGCCCGCGAGGTCAACGGGCTTAAGATCGACACCCTGATCACCCCGTTTGGTTCTGTTGGTGTCGTGGCCAACCCCTACGTCGCCTCTGGCACCGCGATTGTGTTCAATCCCTCGATCTGCGCGCCCGTCGAAATGCCCGTACCCGGCAAGGGCAACTTCTTCCTGGAGCCCCTGTCCAAGACTGGCGCGGCTGACAAGTATCAGATCTACGGCCAGCTCGGCCTGGATTATGGCGCTGAATGGTATCACGGCAAGCTGACTGGCCTGGGCACCACCTTTACCTCGCCTACCTATAGCAAGAAGGTCTATGTCGCTGGCGGTGAAGTGACCACCAAGACTGCGACCTAATGAAAGGAGGGGGCAAGCATGACGTCTGACGAACAGATTTCCATCCTGCGCGCCATGGTAGGAACGGATGAAGCCGAATCGGTGCTTGCCTCCTTCCTCTCCCTGGCCGGGAGCAAGATCATCAACCGAGCCTATCCCTTTAATCAGAACATTTCAACCGTCCCTGAGCGTTATCGTTCGCTTCAAGTCGAGATCGCTGCCTACATGATGAACAAGCGCGGCGCTGAGGGGCAGACCGGGCACAGCGAAAACGGCGTATCCCGAACATACGGGAGCGCCGATGTGCCCGAGGCCATGCTGTCCGCCGTAACGCCATACGCGGGGGTGATATCCCATGCAGAATCTCAGGCGTAACGAGCGCGCCTTTTGGTACGCGGTATACCAGGGGCGTGAAATCGTGGCGGACGCTGACGGCAATCCTGGCGGCGTAAAGGTGCTCCATGGCAACCCGGTCAAGGCCATGGGCAATATCTCTCCTGCCAACGGACAGATCACGCAGTATCAGTTTGGCGAGAATGCCGATTACGACCGCACGATCATCCTGACCGGCACAGACTGGCCGATAGACACATCCTCCGTGTTGTGGGTCGAAACTCCGCCCGACATCAAGGACGGCGGCAGCACGGATACCCCGCACGATTACCGCGTGGCATGTGTGGCCAAGTCCCTGAACAGCACGGCGATAGCCATAAAGCGGGTGAACGTTAGTGGCGCATAGAGTGATCGTCGCATCCATGAGCGATATGGATCGCGCGGCGCGTGAGGTGCTGGCCTATAAGGAAGAGCTGCAGCTAAAGCTAAACCGGCTGCTGGCAGTCCTGTCGGAGGACGGCGCGGAGTACGCCCGCATGCAGGTGGCTACGCTTGGAGCCGTGTACACAGGCGGCCTGCTGGACAGCATAGAGGGCTACTACAGCGCGTCCGAGCACTGCGGCATTATCAAGGCTGGCGCGTGGTACGCAGCGTTTGTGGAATACGGCACGGGCGTTGTGGGCGCAAACTCCCCGCATCCAAATGGCAACGGGTGGGCTTACGACGTAAACGGACACGGTGAGGCTGGATGGCACTACATGCTCGATGAACAATGGCACTGGACGCGCGGCATGCCCAGTCGCCCGTTTATGTACAACACGGTGCAGGAGCTTGAGCGCATCTGCCAGACCGTTGCAATGGAGGTGTTCGGCGCGTGATCGATATCGAAAATGAAGTAGTATCCCGAATCTCCGCCGCCCTCCCCAAGGGCACATACGTAACCGGCGAATACGTATCGGCCCCGGCCGTGTTCCCGCATGTCTCCGTCGTTGAGATGGACAACTACACGCTCAAGGCCACGCAGACGCAGGAGCTGACCGAAAACCACGCCGTGCTGACCTACGAAATCAACATCTATTCCAACCTGAAAAACGGCAAAAAGGCGCAGTGCAAGGCGCTGGCCGCCGCAGCCGATACGGCCATGCAGAAAATGGGCTTTACGCGCATCTCCCTGCAGCCGGTACAGAACATTTTGGACGGCACAATCTACCGCATGACGGGTCGTTACACAGCAGCCGTAGCTACGGATAAGACCATTTATAGGAGGTAACAAGCAATGGCTTCGTCTACTTATCAGACGTATCTGATGTATAAGGCCACCACGGGTGGTTCTGCTACGTTTTCCAAGCTGACTGACATCATCTCCCTTCCAGACCTGGGCGCGCCCCCGGAGCAGATCGACGTAACCACGCTGTCTGACCGCCAGCGGAAGTATATTCCCGGCGTTGAGGATACCGGCTCCCTCGAATTTGAGGTGCTCTACGATCAGGACAGCTTTGACACCATCAACAAGCTGGGCCGTGAAACCGAATACGACTTTGCGGTATACGCCGGTGCTGACAGCGACGGCGCGCCTGATGGCCACAACGGCAAGTGGACGTTTAAGGGCAGGATCGCCATCGTCAAGACCGGCGGCGGCGTGAACGAGTATCAGGGCGCTACCGTGACCATCTATCCCTCTACGGACATTTCCTTTGCCAAGGGCACTTAATAAGGGAGGCTGATCGCCATGTCCAAGCAGATCAAAATCACCTATATGGATAAAACCTACACCCTGGAATTTTCCAAGGGCTCTGTGCGCCGCATGGAGCAGGCAGGCTTTGACCGCACGGAGCTGGCGGCAAAGACCATGACCATGCTGCCGCAGCTTTTTGCGGGCGCGTTTATCAAAAACCACGCGCTGATCGATAAGAAGATCCCCGAAAAGATCTACGACCTGCTGCCCAACAAGCTTGACATGCTGGACAAGCTGACCGAGATGTTCGAGGAGCCCTACAACGCCATGTTGGAAGACCCCGATCCGCAGGAGGTCGAAGCAAAAAACGTGTCCTGGACGGCTTCCTGGTAAAGCAGGACGGGCCGTCTGAATCGGATACGCACTGGACGTTTACAGAGCTCTTTGAAAAAGCGCTCCCGTATTATATGGCAATCGGCATGACGGTAGGCGAGTACTGGGAGGGGGACAATTCCCTTCCCGCCGCCTATCGCAAGGCCGACCAGCTCAGGCAGGAGCGCATCAACGAACAAGCCTGGCTGCAGGGCATGTACATCTATGACGCTTTGGCGCGCGTAGCCCCGATCTATCACGCCTTTGCCAAGGCCGGAACCAGGCCCGTGCCGTACCCTGATAAGCCATACGATTTTAAGCGCAGAGAGCAGCCCAAAACGCTGCGCGAAAGGGAATCCGCAGCAGAAGAAAGCGCGCGCAAAATGGCCGACCTGTTTGAACGGTTTAACGCCAGGCGCGGAAAGAAGGAGGCGATAACAGATGGCGGTAGTTGACACCCTCGAAATCCAAATTGTTGATAACGCCAAGGAAGCTGCCTCCCATATGGATCAGCTTGCGCAGTCGATGAACCGCGTGGGCAAGGCCAAGAGCGCGCCCCAGGCGCTAAGGGAAGTGGCCGATGAAACCGTGCATGTTGCGGAGGGAACGCGGCAGTCTTCTGAACGGCTTGGCACGCTGACCGCGCGGCTAAAGGAATTCGGCGCAAGGGCAAAGGCTTCTTTTGGAGGACTTGGCGATTCTTCGGAAAAAGCCGAAAAGCATACAAGCGGCTTGGCTTCGTCTCTTGGCCGTTTTATCAAATATCGCCTGTTCTTCATTGCATTCTCGCAGCTTTCCAGCGCGCTCAGCGAGGGAACAAGCAACCTGTACCAGTGGAGCAAGGCAATGGGCGGTAGCTTTGCAAAGTCTATGGACGCTGGCGCCGCTTCGTCTGCGACGCTTAAAAACGGGCTGGCTGCTGCGCTGTCCCCTGTGATTATCTCTGTTATTTCTCTCTTTAACACCCTTGCCGGGGCGATCAATTTTGCCCTCAGCGCTTTAAGCGCCCTTCTTTCTCTGTTTGGCGGTTTTGGGACGTTTACAACGGCAACCGACGCTGCAAACGATTATTCCAAGGCCGCGGGCGGCGCGGCAAAGGCAAACAAGAATTTGCTGGCCAGCTTTGATGAATTGAACGTACTGCAGCAGCCCAGCGGCGGCGGTGGTGGCGGCGGCGGTGCTATCGGGAAGTTTGACTTTGATGACTCTCTCATTACGGACAAGATGAAGCGCATCGGCGCAGCAGCGCTTGTGTTGGGTGCGGCGCTGTCGGCCATGTTTCCAAATTCCAAAGCGCTAAAGTACGTTGGTATCTTGCTTACGATCTATGGCGCAATCAACAACATCAAGGCGATTGCTGACCAGTGGAAAAACGGCATTACGGACAAAAACTCCTACAAATGGCTATGGAGCCTTGCAAGCGCAGCTACGGGCGCTTACATGGCGTTTGGAAAGCTTGGCGCAGGATTTACGCTTTTGATTGGCGGTATCGCAGGTGTTGTTACGGCGATCAAGGATATCATCGACAAAGGCAAAGCGACGCAGGAATCCCTTGTGCAGATCTCTCTTGGCATTGCTGCGATATCCGGAGCAATTGCAATCCTGACAGGCAACCCAATTTCGCTGATTATCACTGCCGTTGCTACGGTTGCGGCGCTGATTATCAAGTATTGGGAGCCGATTAAAACCTTCTTTGCCAACCTGTGGGAAGGCATCAGCAAGGCGGCAACCAACGTCTGGAATTGGATTTCTGAGCGCGCTCAGAGCGTTGCGGATTTTGTGCAAAAAATATGGGCGGCTGTAAAGAAATTCTTTTCTGACCTTTGGTCTGGCATCCAGGTTGCGGCAACCAACGCATGGCGCATCATCCTGATTGCAATTAACGCAGTTGTTGAGCCGGTGGAAAAGGCTTGGAACGCTGCTGTTGAGTTTTTTGCTGGCGTGTGGGAAGGAATCAAAAAGGCCGCATCGGATGCATGGGCGGCTATCCAGACTGCGATAAACAATGTAATTGCGCCTGTAGAAGAAGCTTGGGAAGCGGCGAAGAAATTCTTTTCTGATGCATGGTCTGCTATTCAGGTGGCCGCAACCAATGCATGGTTTGTCATCCTTACGGCCATTAATGCGGTCATTGATCCGGTGGAGAAAGCGTGGACTGCAGCTAAGACCGTTTTTGACACGGTCTGGTCTGGCATCCAAACGGCGGCAGAAACCGCGTGGAACGCCATCAAATCTGCTATCAATGCGGTACTAAAGCCCATACAGAACGTAATTGACAAACTTAAGGAGTTTTTCGGCCTGCCATCTAACAAAACCGTTACGCTTACTCAAAACGTAGTAAGAACCTACTCGTATGAGGAGCTCAAAAAAAACCCCAGCGCGCAAATGGAAGTCTTAAGCGGTGAGGCGGGTGTTTCAAAAAGGGCTTCCGGCGGCATCGTCCCATCCGGCCAGATGTTCATCGCCCGCGAGGCTGGGCCCGAACTGGTTGGCACCATGGGCGGGCATACGGCAGTCGCCAATAACCAGCAGATTATCACCGGCATCTACGAGGGTGTAAAGGCGGCCATGCAGGACGCTGGCAGCAGCAATAGCGGCGGTACAATGAGCGTCAATGTGTACCTGGACGGCAAGCAGATCACGGCGGCAGTCGAAAAGCGCCAGCGCGAACGCGGCGCGACCATCTATCCGGGAGGTGTGCTCAGTGGCGTTTAAGGCTCTTGTAAGCGTCGGCTCGTATGACTTCCCGGAGCCATCCACCTACTCCGGCAACACCGCCACCCTGGTAGACGCTGGCCGTAACGTGGAGGGTAAGGTAATCGGCGCGGTCATCCGGGACGACGTGGCCAAGGTGGAGCTGACCTGGAAATACCTGACCGTAGCCCAATGGGCAAACATCAACAAGTGCTTCAAGGAATCCGCTGGCGGCAAGTTTTACAATTCTGTTACGTTTTTCGATCAAAGCGCGGGCGGCTGGGTAACAAAGACCATGTACGTCAGCGACCGTAACGCCAACATGTTCCGGCGCGACCCGGAGAACGGAAGTATTTTGGGCTGGCTGGAATGCAAGCTGTCGCTGGTGGAGGTGTAAGGCATGGAAACGGTAACAAGCGCCTGGAAGGAAGTGCAGAGCCAGCAGCTTCTAAACGAAGGGTATATCGAAATTTCCTTTGCCATCACCGACCCTGACGCGATCACTGACGCTACTGCATCGGATAACGGCGCGCTTTCCATCGCCGATACCGCGTCCATCGTGAGCCAGGACGAAAAGAGCATAGTCCCCTACGCGACGCTGGAGGAAAATCTCTGGTTGCTGGACGGCAGCCGGAGGTTTATCCCCGCGTCCAATCAGGGGGATAATGGGTATATCGGCAACCTGTTATCCGACGAAAACTGCGCATTTACGACAAATCCTGTCATTGATGTGCAGTTTTCTACAAATCACGACGTTTTGATTCCAGGCGTTACCATTGTGTGGGGCACGGCCTATGACGAGTACGCCAGGGCGTTTACCGTCAGCGCCTACAAGGGCACTGCGCTGGTTGCGCAAAAGCAGATCACCGACAATACGTCCGTCACGTCCATTGTGCAGATGGATATCACGGACTACGACCACATCCGCGTGGAGATCGTCAAGTGGTGCCTGCCGCATCACAGGGCACGCATCGCCCGGCTGTTTATCGGCATCGAAAAGGTGTACACCAAATCGGATGTTTTGGAGTATCAGCACGAGCAGGATGTAGACCCCATCGGGGCAACCGCGCCCATCAATAAGATGACCTTTGCCATCGACAACAGCGACGACGCATACGACCCCAACAACACCAGCGGCCTGTCCAAGTACCTGATCGAGCGGCAGCGCATCCAGGTGAAGTATGGCTTGAAGATGAACGACGGCTCCATCCGTTACATTCGCGGCGGCGTGTTTTACCTCTCTGAATGGGAAGCGCCGCAGAACGGCATCAAGGCCAGCTTTACCGGGCGCGACCTGCTGGAATTTATGCAAAAGCCCTATGTAAAGGGGCTCTACAACGCAAGCGGAACCAGTCTGTACGACCTGGCGGACAGCGTATTTAATGAAGCAAACCTGCCGCTCAACGACGACGGCACCAAAAAGTGGGTGATCGACAACAGCCTGAAAACCATCACCACCGTTGCCCCGCTGCCCATGAGCCCGCTGAGCGAGTGCCTGCAGTATATCGCCCAGGCCGGGCGCTGCGTGCTCTACTCTGACCGCGCGGGCATGCTGCACATGGAGCCGATCTCCGCGGCCAAACAGGACTATGCGATCACCGCATTTAACTCCTTTCAGCGGCCTGAGATTTCGCTGCAAAAGCCGCTGGGAAGCGTGGATACCAAGGTGTACAACTACTTCACCGGCGAGACCGGGCAGGAGCTATTTTCCGGCCAGGCCACCGTGAACGGCACGCAGGAGATGACCGTCACCTACTCTCAAAGCGCAATCAATGTAAGCGCTACCGTGACGGGCGGCACGCTGGTATCGGCCAATTACTACACCAACGCCTGTGTGCTCAAGATCACGGCCGCGGGCGCCGTCACCATCCAGATCACCGGCGATATCCTCAAGACGTCCACGTCCGATTATGTTTTGCAGGTGGATGATAAGGGCGAGGCGCAGGGCGTAAACAACCCCCTGATTGCATCCTCCGAGATGGCCGCAGCCGTCAGCCAGTGGGTAAAGGCGTGGCTGTCCAACCGCCGCATAATCACCATTGGCGAGTGGCGCGCGGATCCCCGTCTGGACGCTGCCGACCTGATCGATTCGCAGAACAAATTCGAGACCGACGACGTGCGCATTACGTCTGTAAAATACACCTTTGCGGGCGCGTTCCGCGGCAGCGGGGAAGGGAGGATTGTCTGATGGCTGAATGGATTGCGCCTGTCTACGACCGCACCAGCGAGGACGTAGCGCAGGCAAAAACGCAGATAAGCGCCTGGATGGCAACTCCCCTGTCCGATACGCCGCTGCCGACCGCTGCGCTCAAGGGCTGCATGAACGTGGCCGACATGAACCGCATCGAGGGCGACGTGCAGTACCTCTGCGATCTGCTTACAGCTATGGGCTATACCCCATCTGTCAGCACAAAAAGCTGGGCAATGGGGAGCCTGCCAACAGCGCAGGACGTGCAGCGCATCATTGCAAACGTGCAAAGCTTTGTGGATGCCTTTGCAAAGCCTGCCGCCGCGCCTGATCTGCCATCCAGCATGAGCGGGTACGCGCATGTGAACGCCATCGAGGAAAATCTCTACTGGATGAACTACCTTTTGGCCGTTGTTCCAAGCAGCTACCAAAAGAGCAACATGTTTAAGGCCGGGGCAAGACGAACGCTCCCGCTCAGGAGGTGAGAATATGGCCTATGTAGCAAGGACGATCAAAGACCGCGTGGCGGTTGGGGATGACTGCTTTCTGATGGAAACGCTGTCCGATGGCCGCGTGAAGCTGACCCCTTCGCCCGATTCGGTTTCTGAGCCGGGCACGGATATCAATAAAGCGCTTTTGCAACTCATCGAAGACCGCGTTGTCGGCCTGATGAACGGCATCTTTACCGCAACGGCCACCCTCCCCTCCACCGGCTGGACAGGGGACGCAGCGCCGTACACGCAGGAGGTAACGGTAACGGGCATCACGGCTGCGGATACGCCACTGGTGGACATTGTGCAGACCGGGACGGAAGCGACGGACGAACCCATGCGCGAGGCGTGGGGCGTGATCACGCGCATGGTGACGGGCGCGGGAAAAATCACGGCTTACGCCAGTGAAAAACCGACCGTCGATGTGCCAATTCAATTGAAGGTGGTGAAAAACAATGGGTGAGTGTTTGCTTGTTCGGCGCGGCGGTAAGGCCACGCTCAAGGGTATCAGCGTAAAGACCCCGCCTGCAAAATTGGAATACCTGGCTGGCGATACCTTTGACCCGACCGGCCTTGTGCTGACGGCGAACGTTGGCGGCGTACCGGTGGACGTGACCACGGGCTACACCGTAACGCCCGATCCCCTGACAGCGGATACAACGGCGGTTACGATCAGCTATACCCTGGACGGCAAGACCGCGACAACGGCGCAGGCGGTGACGGTGAAAGCTTATGATCCGGTGTTTGCCAGCAACACGTGGGAAAAGATCATTGAAGCCGCAGCGTCCGGCAGAGCCAGCGAATTGTGGCAGGTAGGCAGCACAAAACCCTATACCATCGGAGATGAGACCTACACCGCGCGGATTATCGGCTTTGACCACGATGCGCTGGATGCGACTGACGCAAGGTACGGCGACGCATCATACAACGGCGGAAAAAACAAGGCCGCAATCACACTGGAAATGGTGGAATGCACGTCAACGACCTATCAAATCCATACCAGCAACAACCAGAACGTTGGCTGGAGTGCCTGCGCTCTGCGCAATAATACGCTGCCTGCAATCAAGGCGACAATCCAGAGCGAGATCCAGAACGCCATCCGTACCGTAGTAAAAAAGCGCGCTGAATCTCCAAGCGCTGATTATGGCAAGTATTCGGAAACGCCGGACACGTTATTTATCCTCTCCTTGGTTGAGTACAATCGTAAGAGCAGCGCGCATGCGTCGTGGGCAGACGAAGGAACAACATATGCCTATTACGAGGCTGGAAACGCGATAACAAAGAAGAAAAGAGGAGAGAGCTCCAACTCTGCATATTGGACTGCAAGTTCGAAGCACTATACAGCATCGAGCTATTACTACCTGTTCATTGACACTGACGGCGAATCATCAAAACAAGACTACATGAACAGCAAGAAACCAATTGCCATCGCCTTCTGCCTCTAAGAAAGGAGCAAACCCATGTATACCATCACCAAATCCGGCGTAGAAATCGCCGTCACCGAGCGGCCTACCTACATCCGTTTGCAGTCCAACGGCGCGTTTGGCCTGTGCACGCGCGAGCAGGCGCAGGGCGTGGCGTGGGAGGGTGTGCCGTACCATGTGGAGGGTATGCCCGCCATCGACCGCGAGGGCATCGAGACCGTCACACTGACTGAGATCGACGGCGGAAAACGCATCACGCAAAACGAGCAGCAGGCCGCGTCGTCCCGCAAAATTGCCGAGGTGGCTTTTATCACCATGGCCGAGGCCGACACCATTCCGCAGGCCGTGGCTGCGCAGTATCCGGAGGCATTCCCCGCGTGGCAGGCGGGCGTGGCCTACAAGCTCAACCAGTACAGCACGGACACCGTGGACGGAGAAACAAAGCTGTATCGCTGTGTTCAGGCGCATACCTCGCAGGCGGGCTGGGAGCCGCACAGCGCCGCCTCTCTCTGGACGCTGGCCGCTGACCCCAGTGAGGCATGGCCTGCCTGGATTTACCCGACCGGCGCGCATAATGCATATGCCCTGGGCGCGCAGGTGACGCACAACGGCAAGCGCTGGCGCAGCACGGTGGCCAATAATGTGTGGGAGCCGGGAGCCTACGGATGGGAGGAAGTGACGAGCAATGAATAACAACGCGCAAAAGATCATCGAGACCGCCAAATCCCAGCTCGGCAACCCCTATGTATTCGGCATGTGGGGGCGGGAATGCACGCCCTCCGTTCGCCGCCAGTACGCGGGATATAACCCCAGCCACAAGCGCGCCATCTTTAAGGCGTGCCCCGTGCTGAGCGGCAAACAGTCCTCCTGCGACGGCTGTAAATGGCAGGGGAAGCTGGCCTTTGACTGCCGGGGCTTTACCTACTGGTGCCTGTCGCAGGTGGGTATCACGATCAAGGGCGGCGGCGCAACATCGCAGTACAACACGGCGGCCAACTGGTTACAGCGCGGCGATATCGGCGACATGCCCGATGTGGTCTGCTGTGTGTTCCAGCGCCGCAACGGCAGGATGCAGCACACCGGCTTGCACATCGGCGGCGGCAAGGTGATTCATTGCTCCGCTGGCGTACAGTGGGGCGATACGTCCGACAAGGCGTGGACGCACTATGCTATTCCTGCAGGGCTGTACACGGCGGAGGAAATCGCGACGGCGGGCAAACCTGACACCAGTAAGCCAACGGAGGGCGTTGTATTTAATCTCAGGCGCGGCAGTAAGGGTGCGGATGTAACCAAGCTCCAAACCGCCCTCAGCGCCCTGGGTTACGATTGCGGCGCGGCGGATGGTATCTTCGGCGCAAAGACCGAGGCCGCCGTGCGCAATTTCCAGCGCGACAACAGCCTGACCGTGGACGGCATCGCGGGCAGGGACACGCAGGCGGCGCTGTACGCTACCGATAGCGAGAACCAGCCCACCTATACCGTCACCATGCGCAATGTGCCGCAGGCGGACGCAATCGCGCTTACGGCCAAGTACGCTGGCGAGATGCTCAAAGAGTGATCTATAAGATCAAAATAAATGAAAGGTACACACCACTATGACAGAAGCCATCATCGTAGCCCTGATTACCGGCGGCATCTCGCTGATCGGCACCCTCGCGTCCACCCGCAGCAGCGCCAAATCCACGCAGGCGCTCGTGGACTACAAGCTCAAAGAGCTGAAAGAAAGTGTGGATAGGCACAACAGCATCATCGAGCGCACGTACAGGCTCGAGGGGCGAATGGAGAATTGCGAACACGATATCCGCGACATCAAGCAGCGGATTAACTGAGAAAGGAGCATTATATTATGGATATTACTACGCTTGGCACCGTAACCGCCATCGTCGCCATCTGCTACCTGATCGGTCTGGCCGTTAAGGCCATCCCAAACATCAAGGACAACATGATCCCCGTGATCGTCGGCCTGTGCGGCGGTGCGCTGGGCGTTGCCGGGCTGTACCTGATGCCTGAATTTCCCGCTGAGGACGTGATGAACGCCGTGGCCATCGGCATTGTGTCCGGCCTTGCGTCCACCGGCGTGAACCAGGTATATAAGCAGATCACCAAGGATAAGGACGAAAAACCGCCCGAACAGATGTAACAGGGGGTGATCCCCATGCGCTTTGACCGCATCCATCAATCGCGCATCGACGCGGCGGAGGCCGCCTACGGGCTGACGGACGACGAGCGCGAGGTGCTGTCCCTGTCCCGGCGCGGGAAGTCCGTGGTCGCCATCGGCATGGAGCTGGGCATGAGCACCCGAACCGTCAGCCGCCGCAGAGCGGACATCATGCGCAAGATCAACATCTGACAACGCCCCCTTCGGGGGGCTTTTTTTATTTTGTAAAAAGTGGTTGACAAATAGACGAAAAGATGGTATTGTAACAGCGTCGGGAGATAATCCCGCTGTCAGGAAGCAATTCCTGTGGGTTGAAATGATTTTAGGTTGTATAATGGTCTGGGACCAGAAAAGAGCTCCGCAGAAATGCGGGGCTTTTTTTGTTGCCCAAATGGCGCGAAGCTGGCGTGAATGTGGCGCGTTTTAACCCGTGTTTTGTGCGACAATCAGCACACCGGGAACCCCGGAATAACACAAGGGAGGATTATCATGGACGTTGAATACACTCGCAGAGGCCAAGGCAATCTGAATACTGTGCTTGGCGCAATCGGCACGGCTGGCGCCGTTGGCATTCTGAACGGCGGACTGGGCGGCCTGTTTGGCGGCGCGCGCAATGTGAACGTCAACGGCGAATGCAGCGAAAATCACCTGGTTGATCGCTATGATGCTTCTCAGCAGGCAAAAATCGCCCAGCTTGAGGCCGAAATTAAGCTGCGCGACAGCACCATCTATACCGATCAGAAGAGCCTTGCGCTGTACCAGTACATTGACGGGCAGATCAAGGAGATTCGCGGCGAACTGTCCGATCAGCGCGTACACAACCAGCGCACCGAGGATAGCTTTGTCTTGGCGCGTCAGGATCTGGCTACCGTTAAGGCCGAGCTGGACGGCAAGATCAAGATGGAAGCCGAAAAGCGCTGCTGCGGCGATAACTCCATCGTGACCTACGCAAACGCCACCTTCTATCCCAAGCAGGTTGCTGACGTGACCGTAGGCACTGCCACCACCGCGCAGAGCACCTATAATCCGCTGCCCAAGTGCGGCGATTGCTGCTGCAACAACTGACAAAAGCGGGAGGGCTGGCGCTGACCGGCTCTCCCCGTTTTTCTGATTGGAGGATTACGTAATGGTTAGTATTGAGACCATAGAGCGCGGCCTTGCGCAGTATATCGACGCTGAATTGCTGCCTAAATTGCCGCAGGACGGCCTTAAAGGCTTTGGCGTGCGGTCGATGGCTACGGCTATTGTAATGCGCGGGGGACGGCTCCTGAGCGCCTACGCGACCTGGAAGCCTGCGCAGATCATGGGCGCTATTACGCCTGACGGCGCAGTTGATATAGATTTTTTGCGCGATGTTTTCAAGGGCGGCATCCAGCAGGGCGGCCAGAAAATTGATTTGCCGCTGGGTGTGTCGCTGAGAATTACGCCTGAGGATGTAGATCACATATACAGCTACATCATGCAGGCGCAGTAAGGAGGAAATCATGAAAGAACTGAAAGAAGTCATCCGCGACATCGGGGAAATCCTGGACAGCGCGGAGATGTACGCCAAGGAAGCCGTCAAGCACAAGACGCAGTATCCTTCCCTGGCCGGTGTCTATTGTCGCATCGCGCAGGACGATCTGTCTCACGTCGATATGCTGCACAAGCAGGCCGTTGAGATGATTGGCGAGCAGAAGCGCTCCGGTGTGACCGTTCCCGAATCCATGCAGGCTGTGTGGGATTTTGAGCACGAGCGCCAGATCGAGGACGTGGCGGACGTGAAGCGGCTGATCGATATGTACAAAGAGTGATGTCGGCCAAAGAGTATTACACGCAAGTTACACGCAAATAACAAAAAACGCCGATTTTACTTGATGATTGTACCCCTGCTAAGGGAGTAGACTGGGATAACCGGTGCGAGAGTTCAAATCTCTCCTTCTCCGCCAAATGTGCGAAATCTGCTTGAAAATAGCCGGTTTCGCACTTTTTTGTGCGGTTTTGAGGGCGAAATGGGGGAAATGCGCTGACATACGTGCACAGATGCGGAATGGAAGTATTGGTTGATTATCGTCCCCTGCTTTTGATTCTGTGCGCCTATTACACGCAGTATTACACGCATGCGTGTAGTTGCCTATTACACGCAATTCTCCGGGTCTCGATCAGGGCGTTTCATGGTGTTCGCAGCCTCGTGCGCGTCGCTGTCGTCGGGGTGCACATACCTGTCCATCATCTTGGTGCTCGACCAGCGCATGATCTTTTGCAGCACCTGCGGCGGCGTGTGCTCGTCTACGGCGTGGATGGTGGCGGTTGTGTGTCGGCAGGAGTAAGGCGTGAGCTTGCGCGTGATGCCGGCGGCCTTTAGCGCTCTGTAGTATCGCTTGTAAAAGGCCATATCGGTCATGGGGTACAGGCGGCCATCCTCTCCGGCCAGCGCCATTGCGTCCTCAAGCACGGGGCAAATGTCGTCTGGCAGGAACACGGCGGACTTTTTGCGCGTGTCCGTTTTGATGCCCACGCCGACGATCTCTCTGTTGGGCAGGTCGATCATGGATACGGTCAGCTTGAGCATTTCGCCGGTCATCATGCCGGTGTAGATCATGATCAGCGGGATATGTACGTTGGTATCGCCGCGGTCGTACAGCGCCCACAGAAGCCGCTGCTCTTCGTCCGTAAAGGGCATGCGCTCATTTTCGTTGTTTTTCGGCAGCTTGATCATCGCGGGCAGATCCTTGTTGCACCATCCGTCAGCAGCGGCCAGTTTGAACAGGTTTGAAAGCAGCTGCTTCGCGTCTCTGGCGGGGTAAAAGGTTTTGCATGTGGAGCTGACAGCCTCTTGTAGGTCGGCTACCGTGATCTTGTTTACCGGCATACGGCTGATGGCTTGCAGCTTGTTCCACGCGATTTTGTAGGAGGTGCGCTTGCTTTCTGACAGGTCCTCCATCTGGCGGCCATAATACAGATCCCAATAGTTGCATAGGAGCGGCGTGCGCTTCGGGCGCGGGGTTTCAAGCAGGACAGCACAATAATTGATGGCTTCCGCTTTTGTCCTGAAACCATCCTTTGTGCGTTTGATCCGCTTGCCGTCTTCCTTGTATCCAAGCGTGACTTCTGCCGTCCAGCCTTTGCCGCGCCTGAAAGCGGTGCCGGTTCCGTTCGTTCTCGTTTTTACGCCCTTGGGCTTTTCCTGCCGCATCCCGCACCAGGGGCAGAACGGCGCGCCGTCCGGGATTGCGCCCTTGCACTTTTTGCATTCCATGGCTTTTTTCTCCATTTTTAACGCATCATATGTGATTTGCGTGATCACTTTTTTATCAGATGTGACGGATTATCCATTCATGGATATTGGGCGAATTAACCCGCCTTCCCGACGCCAGCCTGTAACGCGGTGGATAAAGCCGTAGTTGGGATCGAGCAGATCAAACATCAGCAGCAGGCCGAAGACAAAGGACATGATGATAATTGCAACGATCATCACGTTGATCTTGTGCCGCAGCTTTTTAATTGTGCCTTCCAGCGCTTCTATCCTGTCCTGATCGTCCCCGTGTGATTTTTCCTTTTCATCCTTTAAGTACTGCACATTATGCCTTAAATAGGCTATCAGGTCGCTGGTGTGCTGCTGCGGCGTGTAATCGTGTATCACGGTTGGCTCGTGCCGGATGCCCGCCAGCTCGTCCAGGGAGCCGTCGGCAGATCGCACCAGAGCGGCCACAGTCTGAAACTGCGGCGTGGTCTGTCCGTCCAGGATGCGCGTGATCGTCTGCCCGCTTATGCCGGATACGGCTTCCCACTGCTTGATTGTCCAATTTTTGCTGCTGCGCAATCCGGTCAGATAGCCCGCAATGTCCATGCGGTTGCCGTTTGTCTCATCCATGATGCTGATCCCCTCACCTGTGATGTATTTTGTCCCATGGCTGATAGCGCAAAGGCCCGTATCTGATAAAAAGATGATCTTGCAAATCATGCATGCTTGCGTATGGTGTAATTATCGAATAAAACAGAAGGAGGCTTACACCATGCCAAGGAGAAACTACCCGCCCAGGAGCCGAAAGCGCAAGACCACATTTGATCTGCCTCCGCAGGTAATCGACCAGATTATCATGCGCAGGGACGAAGAACGTATACATTAGTATATGACAATACGCGCTGGAGTATGACAAAAAGTGAGGAGAATTTTCACCATTCCGTGCGGTTTATCCCCATCCAGCACCAGTTTGTCCAATCGCTTGACAAATTGGAACGGATGTTCGTATAATACCAGCGGATGGTTGCTACAGCACTGCTCAACATCTCCAATCGTCATGTTATAATTGTATCACTATTTACCAGATAATAAAATGTAAGGAGACATACCAAAATGGACAAATACGAAATCAAGTACGGATGCACTTTCCTGACGAACGACATCAAACGTATGATGAAGAAAATGAACTACGCATCCTTGCGAATCGTGTGGCAGATGATGCGCGCCCTGACTGGCGATCCGAGAGGTTGACATACGCTTAAAAAGGCTGGCAGATGCATGCTGGTCTTTTTATTTGCGGATTTCAACCGTCACGCGCCTTGACCCATTCTCTACGACAAAAGAAAGCGGTTTGTTGGATCGCTCAATCTCCGCAGGAACCTTGAATGTATATATGCCCGTGGTGGAGCCTAACGGGATAAGTTCTTTCATAGTAGCCAAAAAATTTCTGTAGTTTTTAAAAGTACTATTGTATGAGTATTCGTTGTCATACACGACGCTTGTGCTCCATGCTCTTTCAACGCTTGTAGTAAGCTTATGGCTTGTTGGATTGTGAACCGTAGCATTTACAACAACCCATCTATAACCATCTTCGGCGCGGCCTAAATCTTCAAGCATGTAGTCGGAAAAGTATACTTTGTTCACTTTCATTTCTACTTCTCCCAAAGAGAAAGTTTGTCCTAAAGAAACCGACACCTTCTCGATATTGCTATCTCCGACAAAAATCTCTAATACAATACCCAAAGCAAACACGAAGCCTATAAGAATGATACAAAATACTGATAACTTGTTATGCTTCTTTTTCTTCACTTTTGGCTTCCTCCATTCTTCATTGCCTGCGCGACAGACATGATAGCGTGCTGTTGTTCTGCGTTAAGCGACAATATGCAAAGCAGCAAATCCCGCCTAAATCCATCAGGATCAGCCATTATTTTCCCCAAAGCGTAGGACATCTCCTCGTCTACGGCAGATTCTTCGCGCAACGCCGAAATCGGAACATCGAATATTTCAGCCATTTGCACAATATAGCCGGGACGAGGATACTTCTTCCCGTGTGCCCAGTCGCAAACCGACGCCCCAGAAACGCCGAGGCTTTTGGCAATAGAGCTTTGCTTGATGCCACTTTCTTCCAAAAAATGCCTAAGATTGCGAGAAAACGTAATTAGCTGCGCTTTCGTGGCTTGCTCGTTTTTCCTCTGAGACATATCATCACCTCATGACTTATTATACATGTGCGATGAAAGAAAATCAACAAAAAGCTAATAACTTTATCAAAAAGGCATTGACATTTGCTTTGAGCTAATATAATAGGCGCTGTTAGGAGGTGAAGCAATGGATCAACGCTTCAAAATAACAATCAAAGCAGCGCGTGTTAATCTCAATATTTCGCAGAAAAAGGCAGCGGAAATGCTTGGAATCAACCGTTCTACGCTCAGATGGGAAATCCTTGATAAAATGACCAACTTGTACCAGGTTTCAATCGACAATCTTTTTTTGCAGAAATAATCAGCTTAAAGCTAATTGATCGTGATAACAAAAAAAGGGGGGCGGCCAATGAAAGCAATCATCATTGCGCTGGTAGTTTTATTTTTTGGCTGCATCCGTGAAGATTCTTTCAAGCGTAGCCCATTCTTCCGGCGACAGCTTGGCCAGGGCGGAGATCAGGCGCGCCTTGAAGGCGTCGCTGCCGGTCAGCAGATCGCCCATAAACAAGGCAATTTCTTCGTTCTGTGTTTTCTGCACATAAGGCTCGCCCTGTCCAGTGCGGAGCCATTTTTCATTTACGCAAAATTCTTTACAGATAGAAAGAATAATCGCATCAGAGGGGACGCGGATTCCCTTTTCATAGGACGATATTGTGCTGTCCTTGATGCCGATTCTTTCTCCAAACTCCGCCTGCGTTAGACGCTGATCTTTTCTGATGCTTTTGATTCTTTCTTTCATAGTAGCACTTCCTTTCGCCAAGAGAATACCACGAAAATTCCACTGTGTCAAGTTTTTTGCAAAAAAGGTATTGACAAATTCCACAAGATGGAATACAATTACCACGCAGTAAAGTTTAGGAGGGACAAGATGGAAAAGACAAAGGAGAAAATCCTATCTAATATCGCCAAGGCCGTAAACAGCGCGCCGGACAAGCAGCAGTACTTCCTGGGGCTGGCCGAGGGCATGGCGCTGATGGCGGAGGAAAAGAAGGCGGAGAAGCCAGACGGGAAGAATGGGGCGTGAGGGCAAACAAGATGGATGACAATCAGGAAAGGCAATACGGCAAGCCGAACCTGCCGGTGATCATTCTGGCATCTCTGATTGGGTCGGCGCTTGGTATGTATCTGTCACGGCTTGACCATGTTCCGATCCTGTCTCATCTGGCGAACGCCGTAATTTGGCTGCTTCAAACACTCGGGTGGTTATGAAGTACACAGCAATGGCAATCATAAGCGGAACAACCACGTTTTGCATTGCCCAGCGGACAACGTGCATTACGCGCTGGCGGCGGCTATAGGCTGCCTTGATCGCATCAGATTCCCGATCAAAGCGCCTGCGGGCACGCTTGGAAGCATCGGAAGACACCCAAGTAACTTTCTTCATAAGGAAAAATCCCCCTTTTGAGCTATTATACCACGCCGGACGGGGAGAGAAAAGAGGACACCATGAACGAGGACGCTTACTACGACCGCCTGCTGCGGGAGTATGACCGGGATGTATGGGCTGACCTGGAGCGCGAGGCCGAGGAGCGGCTGGCCGCCGGGGACATCGCCTGCGACCGATGGAGGGACGACGGATGCTGATCGTAATCATCATTGCTGCCATTGCGCTGACGGCGCTGACCGCCTCGCTTACAAGCGGCACGGGAAGCTGCACCGACCATTACAGCGCGTACTACAGCAGCATGGCGCGGTTGACGGATAAAAAGTAATCAAAAACAAGGAGGGAAATAACAATGTGCCAACTCAAATCCTGCCTGGTGCTCAAGGATCGCGTGTATTGCCCGGATTACGACAGCCACCAGGATATGCTGGAAAAGCTGGGTATCAGGGACGACTACCTGGGCGCCAGCAAAACCTTTGTGCGGGTGGAGCTTACGCCGCCGGACGACGTGAAATCGCTGATGGAACCGCTGGACAGGTGGACGCTCAATGTGGATCAGGACGTAACGCCCGAGTGGTGGGATGAAAGGGCCGACCGGCAGCGCGTGGAGGAAGCTGTTGAGGCATGGCGCAGGGAGCACGTTTTCGCGGAGGGCGAGCACAGTATCAGCACCGGAATTGTCTATGCTTTGAGCAGCGCCACGGTGACAGCCCACGACAGCGCCACGGTGACAGCCTACGGCAGCGCCATGGTGGTTTATCCCCGAAAAAACAAGATCGTCTATCCCGCCGGATGGACGGCGGAAACGCACGATTAACAATAATCACAACCGGCTGCGGCTCGAAACGCCGCTGGCACACGGAAAGACGGGCGCGAGATGGGAGCGAGACACCCACGGACAGCCGGGAGAGCCCGGCAGCACGGGGCGGCTAAGTAGGGTGTGTGTTCAAGCGCTCGCACCGCAGGTGCAAATCCTGCCCGCCCCACCACCCGGCATGTTGGGTACTTGCATGCTGGGCAACTCCGCTATAAGCGGGTGCCGCATGGGTTTGTCGCATCCCCCATGGGCGGCGGGCAGCGCTGGTCAGCGGCGTCAATGCCCGCCTAAAATGCCGGGGTAGTTTAACGGCAAAAACATCGGTGTATCAAGCCGATAGCGCGGGTTCGATTCCAGCCCCCGGCTCCATCATTTCGTGCGAAAGGATGATTGCAATGACGTATCCCCCCATGACGCTGGACGAGCTGCGGGCATGGCCCAAGGCAACCGTATCCCCCACGCAGGCAAGCGGGCTGCTGAACTGCGACCCGTACAGCCTCAACGTTTCCGCCAAGGCTGGGCGGCTGGCCATCCGGCACATCTTCAGCGGCCGGAATTTGCGCATCAGCAAGACGGACCTGCTGGCCTTTTGCACCGGCAGCACGGAAGGAGCGTGGCGGGTATGCAAATGAGCCAGGTGCCCTGCAAGCGCGACTGCCCCAACCGGGCGATTGGCTGCCACGGCAGGTGCGAGGCTTACGGCAGCTTCCGGGCAGCGCAGGAAGAACGCTACCGCCAGAACGAGATCAACGCCAGCGCGAGCTATGTGTATGTCAACGTGCTGCAGGCCCAGCGCAAGAGGCTGATGGACAAAAAAAGCAAGGGCCGCTGACGGTTGCCCCCGCCAACAGCCCCCATGAAAGGAAGATTTGCAAATGCAGTATACCACATTTAAGCCAGAAGTGCAAGCCGTAAACGGCAAGGAAATGCGCGCGCTGGAATTTCTGGCGGCATTTGACGTGCAGATGAAACTGGACGAAAAGGTGCTGGAGGAGAGGCTGCGCAGCATCCCCAACGGCTGGCGGAACTTTCGGATGATTCGCACGCAGCACCATTTGCTCATGGACGCGCTGTACGACACCATGCCCGACACCAAGCGCTGGATGCTGTATCGGACGATCACCACCGGCCAGCTCATCATGCGCCCCGTGCCAGCCAGCAAGGCGCACAGCG